CATAGATTATATATAGAAGAGTCAGAATTTGTTAAAAATGTATTATCTAAATATATTTTTTACTTTAAAAAGAAATTACAAGAGTGTTCTTTAGAGGAAAATATACAAGATTTCTACTGGTCTAAATCGTCTTAGTAATAGATATATCAGAAATATTATTACAATATTGATAAGGACAAATCACTTTACTAGCAGGTAAACTCCAATCACTATCTGCAACATTACCAAAATTTACAGCACCACACCAACTACTATACATATCTCCACTAGCATCTATATTTAAACTTTCAAATCCAAGATGACATTTCATATCCTTAAATGCATTAAGTCCTTCATTTATAATTTGGTGACTCTGTACATACTTTGTAGTTCCGTCTTCATATAAAAATTCAGTCATCCAGGAAGTGTCTGGAACATGCTCTTTAGGTTCCTTATCTTCAATATGATCAATATGCTCTACAGGCATTGGTTTTATTCCAGGCCGTTGTAATACTTCTAATTCCTTATCTGTGTACTGCCAATATGTTTCTTGCTTACTCTGATGCCCTAAGAGCTTCTTATACATTGTTTTTACACATATACTTACATTATCATATGTATTACGATTAGAATCTAAAAATAAATTTCTTAGTTCTTCTACAAAATCACCTAAATCTTGAACTTGTCCACCTATTCCTGCTATATTAATATCTATAGTGACATCTTCTTTAATTTCATTTATAACGTCTATAATATGTTGTTTATCTTGTGTTTGAGGATGAAATGTTAATACTACTCCGTCCATATAATACTTTGCTTTACTCCACCAATTAACTGTTCTACTACCGTTTGTAAATACAACATTGTGTGTATTAAATTCATCTATCTTTCTAATAATATCCTCAAACCCTGGTATTACTGTAACTTCTCCACCTATTAATTCAAAGTCCACACGTTTATCCAAACTGTTATAATGCTTACACAGACGCTCTATGGCCGTTAAATAGGACTCTAAGGGTAACCACGGCTTAGAACCGTCGTGTAGTATTGGAGGACAATATTCGCAATTATAATTACATGAGTTACCCATATTCCATTGGATTCTTATATTATCCATTGGACCTCGAGCATGTGGGCCTCGTACTGAAACGAGTTTAGACATTACAGACCTGTAATGACGGTGAATGATCCTGGTGCTAATGTATGTCCACAACTAACAACACCAGGTGCTATGGCAACAAATTTACCTTCTGCCATTACTGTGCCACTGCCAGTAGCAATAAGACTACTACCTGTTGTATGTGGTGCTTCACCGTGTGTTGCTATTCCATCACCTATTACTGATATAGGCACACCTTCAACAAAGACTGTTGGTGCTCCAGGGCCGATAATTAATCCGCCTCCCGCCATATCAATACCTACTCTACAAGTTGTCATACTATTATTTATGCAGTTTCTACTATTTCAGCATCAACTTCTTTAGCATTGGCTACTAAATTAAGATAGTCTTCTTCAGGCTTTTGCAATGTAGGGCAAATAGTTAGAACTTTATTAAGGGAAAATACAACTTCACTTGAATTTCCTGTATACTGATAAGGTACTGCCGCAACTTCTCCGTCAGTAATTACTATTGTCATAGGATATTCACATGTAACGTTTTTATCTTTTGCAATATAGCCTATCATCCTTGTGATAAGTTCAACTCCGGATGTTAGTTTTATTGTTACTGTTTTGCCAATAAGGCTTTTGATATCATACATAATTTTACTCTGTGTGTTTGTTCTACTATTTATAACTAGTTATCTAATAGTTCTTGAATTTTAGGTATTGCAAATTCCGTTGACCATTCTTGCTGTGCCTGTGGACTAAGATGATGTGTATAATTAGTACCGGGTTCTTCTTGTAATCCTTGTTCTTGCATACGTCTATGATCACCTTGTAATGCAAAGGAAATACCTGGATCTAGTAAATTCTCTTCTGGTACGAAATCCCACAAATAACCATCTATAGTTAATGTAGGTCGATTCTCAGGATCACTATTTGCTAAATTTGTTTGTGTTTGTTTAAATGTAAATGTATTTGGGCAAAATAAAAACTTTACGTTGTTCTGTTGCATCTGGTGTACAGCACTTTGCATCATGTATATTTGCTTATGTGCTTCTAAATCATGATCATACATATTAAGATACCATTTCCTAAATGCATAAAATTGAGATTCTGTAAAGTATTGATCTAACATCCACCAGTTATAACATGCTTCTTCATATGTACAAGATAAATTATTTTCTAAAATACTTACAAGACTTTGGCTAGTAATTACCGGTGTGTCTTTAGGATATTCAGGATGTTGCTTTCTTGTAAAGTTACCCTCAAGGGAACCATCACTTCCTTTTGTTTCTACATCATAGGATAATTGTGATAATCCTTTTTGTATGTCATACTCTTTTCCTGTATTATTCCAACAAATTCTACAGGCTGTAGTCCAATTTACAATTATAAAATCTGCTTTTAGATGTTTTATAGCATAGTCAATTTGCAATCTTATACCAAAATTATCACAAGCAGGTCTGGCAATATTTTGATAATCCCAACCAAAATGTTTGGAAATGTAATACCCGTATTCTGTATCTAAGTTATTAGGGTCTCTTGAACTCCAACTACACCCACATACAACTAGTTTCATTACAAACTTAGGCCTTTAAATGTATCTATAGATACATCTTGCTTTGTTCCGCCTATTACATAACTACTTATTTCTGTTTCTTGTGGTGCTACTTGTACACTACCTCCAGTGATCCATTGCTGGGTCCAAGGCAAAGGGTTAGAACCTGTGTTATATATCTTTTCTTGTCCTACGGCGTGCATTCTTTTACCAGCAATAAATTCTACATACTGACATAATAGTTCTGCATTTAATCCAATAATACTACCATCTTTAAATAAGTATTCCGCCCATGCTTTCTCTTGTTCTACAGCATCTACAAACATCTGTGTACACTCTGCATATGTTTCCTTTTGTATCTTTGCAAAGTCTTTATCATCTTGTGGTAAAAGTTTTAACATTGTCTGCGTACTTGCTAAATGAACATTTTCATCTCTAGCAATAAATTTAATAATCTTTGCATTACCTTCCATTCTTTTAAGTTCAGCAAATGCCCAACTACATGCAAAACTAACGTAAAAACGTACGCCTTCTAATATATTTACACTCATTAAACACATCCAGATTGCTTTTTTATGTTCGTATTCATCATACTTTTTACTACCTATGGCAAGTAAATCGTTCCAATGTATTAATTTATCGTAATTGGCTGTTATACTATCAGCACAATCACATATTTCTTTGATATCCAACATTTCATCAAATACTTTGCTAGGGTTCGGATAAACATTTCTTATAATATGTGTGTAACTTCTACTATGTATTGTTTCACTGAACGCCCAAGTTTCAATCCATGTTTCTAATTCAGGAAGACTCACTATAGGCAGAAAAGCAATATTAGGTGAACGACCCTGTACACTATCCAAAAGAATTTGTCTCTTTAGATTAGATGTAAAAATATGCTGTTCATGGTCTGTTAAATTCTTAAAGTCAGTGGCATCTTTAAGAATATCAACTTCTTCAGGCCTCCAAAAGAATCCTAACTGTTTGTCAGTAAACTTATCAAATTGTTTATATTTAAGTGTATCATATCTCTGCATTACTGGTCCACCACTTGGGTCTAGGAACATTTTTACTTTTGTATGGTCAACTCTATTTTTTGTATCTAAAACTGTCATTATATTTTACAACTCTCGCAATCTTCATCGTCAATCATACCTGCTTCTAATTCAGGTAGATTGTCTTCTTTGTTAATATCTATTTCACCTTGTCCGTCGTATGTGTTATTGTAGTATAACTGTTTGCCACCATATTTATAAAAATTAATGACATCAGTTAGTAGAACGCTCATTGGTACTTTTTCATCTTCAAAGTGTTCTGGATTGTAAGATGTATTTACCGAAATACCCTGATCTATGTACTTCTGTAATACCGCCATAATTTTTAAATATCCTGCAGGAGACTTTTGTTCCCATAGTAAATCATATTTGTTTTTATAATATGGAAATCCAGGCACAACTTGTTTTAATACACCATGCTTACTTTGTTTAATACTGATATAACTTCTTGGTGCCTCTATACCATTTGTACTATTACTAATTTGTGCAGATGTTTCAGCAGGCATTAATGCCATTAATGTGCTATTTCTAATACCATGTTCTTTTAATTCCTTTCGTAATCCTGACCAGTCTAAACGTTCTTTGTGTTTAACTAATTCGTCTACATCTTTTTTATATGTTTGATTAGGTGTAATACCATGACCATATTTAGTTTCCATATTTTTAGGACATGCACCTTTTTCTTTTGCTAGATCGTTACTTGCTTTAATTAAATAATAACTCCATGCTTCTGCCCATTTATCTACTAAGTTTAAGTCTGGTTCTTGATATGTACTATTATTTTTGGCTAACCAATATGCAAAATTAATAATACCTATACCTAAAGGACGTCTATTCATAGTACTTAATTCTGCCGCTACAACAGGATACTCTTGATAGTCTAATAGTTCATCTAATGCTCTTACACTTAGATCACATACCTTTTCAAGATCT